AAGGAGCTGCTGGCGGTGATAGAGCAGGAACTGGAAGTGGCGGAAACGGCGGAAATGGAAGCTCAAATTCCATAACAGGCTCATCAGTAACTTATGCTGGAGGCGGCGGTGGAGGATCTAATGTTTCTCATACTGCAAGCGGCGGATCTGGCGGCGGTGGCACTGGTGGCAATAGATCAAATGGTACTAACCAAGCTGGTGACGATGGTAAAGGTGGCGGCGGAGGCGGTGGCCCTGGAGGATCACCTGTAAGAAATGGATCAGCTGGCGGAAATGGTGTTGTAGTTTTAAGAGATCCAAGTGGTGAAACCTTAACAGTATCACCTGGTTCTAATACTACAGGAACTGATGGTGGCGCAACTTACGCAATATTTAATGAAACTGGCACAATAGAGTTTTAATTATGTCTAAAAAAGCTGCAAGAATAGAAAAAGAACAAGATCCATTTAATGTTGGTCAAATAAGATGGGTGTGTGTTAATGTAATAGTTATTGAAGATTCAATAGATGATGTTCATAATTATTGCAACAATATATTAAAATTAGGTGGCACTTGGAAAGATGGAACTAATGGTGGAGGAAAAGGATCTGTTTGGTTGGAATCTAAAAATAAATTTATTGCACCACAACCTTATGCTTCATGGTCTTTAAATAATTCAACTGATATATGGGAAGCTCCAATTACAAAACCAGCAAATCCTACATTTTCACATACTGAAGGTGAGGAAGTAGATACTTATTTAATGACTTGGAATGAAACTGATCAAAGATGGGAAGGTTTAAATAGAGAAAATAATAATAATTATTATTGGAACCCTACTGATTCTAGCTGGAATTTAATTACATAATTGATATAGATCAATTCTTTTTATTTCTGTTTACTTTATATTTAAACAAAATAAAAATTAACTGTGTTGTATTATAAAGATTTATATTGGTATTTTAACAAAGCTTTATCACCTAAAATTTGTGATAAAATAATTAAATTTGGTAAAAAAAATAAATTAAAAGAAGGAAGAATTGGATCTTTTCCTGATAAAAAATTTAAAGTATTAACTAAAAATCAAAGAAAAATATTAAAAGATAAAAGAGATTCAAAAGTTAGTTTTATAGATGAAAAATGGCTTTATGATTTACTTTTTCCTTATGTTCATACTGCTAATAAATTAGCTTCATGGAATTTTAAAGTTGATTGGTCGGAACCTATTCAATTTACAGAATATAAAGATAATCAATTTTATGATTGGCATAGTGATTCTGGATCTGAAAACCAATCTAATAATAAAATAAGAAAACTATCACTTGTAGCTTCACTTGCTGATCCTAAAAAATATAAAGGAGGAGAATTTGAATTTCAATTTAGAAATTTAGATGATCCAACTCTTATTACTAAAGCTCCTCAACTAAAACCTAGAGGTAGTATTGTTGTATTTCCTTCTTATTTATATCATAGAGTAAAACCAATTTTAAAAGGAACAAGATATTCAATAGTTATGTGGGTTAGTGGATATCCTTATCAATAGTATGTTTACAAATTGGAATCATAATAGATATATTCATATTAAAAATTTTGTAAAAGAAAAAGAATTTTTTAAAATTAAAAAAGATTTAATAAATAATTTTAAATATTATCCACATCCTGATAAATTAAAATCAGGAAGACAAACTACTAATAATTTATATGAAGTATTTTGTCATAAAAAACATTGGCAAAATTATTTTAGTAAATTAGCAGAGATTATGACTGATCTAGGTAAAGAAAGATTATCTAAATGTTGGTCCTTAAAAATAAATAAACATGAAAAACATTTTTTACATAGACATCCAGAAAATAATTATACAAGTGTATTTTATTTAAGTAATGAAAATTATGAATTAGGAACACGTTTAATAGATAATAATAATGAAATAATAATACCGGGATATGAAAACTCTATGTTAATTTTCGAAGGAAAAATACTTCATGACGCAGTTTTTCCTAAATACAAATTAAAAAAACCAAGATATACTTTAATAACCGATTATGAATAAATTTAAAAAAAATAAATATACTATTGTAAGAAAAGGAATTGATCCTAAACTTGCAGATTTTTTAACTGAATATTTATTTTTAAAAAAAGAAGTTTCTAATACTTTATTTAAATTGAATTGTTTACCACCACATCTTAAAGGACTGTATGGAACTTTTAATGATCCGCAGGTACCTAATTCTTATGCTATGTATAGTGATATAGCTAATGAAGTTTTATTAAGAAGAATTAAACCTATTATGGAAAAAAATACAGGTTTAAAACTTGTTGAAACTTATTCTTATGCAAGAATTTATCAAAAAGGAAATATACTTAAAAGACATAAAGATAGAGCTTCTTGTGAAATATCCACCACACTTAATTTAGGAGGAGATCCGTGGCCTGTTTATTTAGACCCAACAGGTGAACATAATAAAAAAGGAATTAAAGTAAATCTTAACCCAGGAGATATGTTAATATATTCCGGTTGTGATATTGAACATTGGAGAGAACCTTTTAAAGGAAAGCATTGTGTTCAAGTTTTCCTACATTATAATATAAAGAATAAAAAGAGTATGAAATATGATGGAAGAATTCATTTAGGATTACCTTCTATTCAAAATGTTTCAATTTTTGATAAGAAAAATGATTTTTTTATAATATGAAAGAATATAGACAAAATAAAAAAAATAATTTTATTGCTGGGTGGTATATTAAGAAAAAAATATGTGATGATTTAATTAAATATTATGAAAAATCTAAAGATAAACGTGACGGATCTTGTCATTATCAAGGTGTTACAGGAGTATATAAAGCAATTAAAGATTCAAGTGATTTAGCACTTTCTCCTGCTTTAAACGACACCATACCTGTTAATTACCTGAATGCTGTAAGTAAAGTAGTAGATGAATATAAATCAAAATATTGTTACAGTGATTATATGCAAAGCAACTGGAAAATTGTAGAGAATTATAATGTACAAAAATATGAACCTAAAGGTGGTTTTAAAAGATATCATTTTGAAAGAAGTGGTACCACAGATAAAGCTGCTTTTAGACATTTAGTTTTTATGACATATTTAAATGATGTTAAAGACAAAGGAGAAACTGAATTTTTTTATCAAAAATTAAAAGTTAAACCAGAAAAAGGTTTAACTTTAATATGGCCAGCTGATTGGACTTTTACACATAGGGGAATTCCATCATCAACCGAAGTTAAATATATTGCAACAGGGTGGTATAGTTATGTCTAAAAATTTTATATTAGAAAAAAATAATTTTTTATCTAAAGAAGAATGCGATATATTAATTAAGGATTTGAAAGATAAAGTTAAACCAGCAGAAGAAAAAGAACAAGGTTATGATTTTTTTGATTTAGAAGGAACTCCTATTTTTAATCAAATACAACAAAGATTATTTCCTATATGGAATGAGTATATGACTGCATTTCCAGAAGTTAATTTAACTACAAATAAATGGTCATTAACTCATATGAGATTTAAAAAATTTAAACCAGGTAAGTATTTTATAAAATTTCATTCAGAACATAGTTATAGACATTCAACAAGGCTTTTAAATATACAGATGTATTTAAGTAATCATAATTGTGGCACAGAATTTTATAATGGTACAGTGGTTAAATCAGAAAAAGGTAAAGTAGCTATTTTTCCATCTTATTTTACACACACCCATAGAGGACAGAAATGTCCAGATAATAAAACAAGATATTTAATAACAGGTTATACTAATTTTTTAAATTTATAATATGAATGCAATAGTAGTAGATAATTTTTTTAATAATTATAATAATATTAAAGATTACTTTAAAAAGATTCCTTTATATGATTTAGAGGCTTATAACAAAAAATTTAAACAAAAGCAAACGTGGCCTGGTCAAAGAAGTCCAGATATACTTAAATACAATCCTTGTTTATATAATCTAATTTTAAAGGAATTTTTTGATAAATTTAACATAGGTGTAAATCATATTTTAATGGATGCTTTTATTCACTTACGTTTAGAAAAAGATGAGATACATGATTGGATTCATCAAGATAGTGCAAGAGGACATACTCATACTTTAATGGTTTACTTATCAGAAACAAATCTAAATTCAGGAACTATATTGTATAACGATGAACACCAACCAACAACGACTGTTAATTTTGTACAAAATAGAGCTTTTTTATTTAAATCAGAATTATGGCATAGTTCTTTAAATAATCATGGTAATAATATAGAAGATGGAAGATTAACATTAAATTGTTTTTTAAAACTGTAATATGAAAAAAAACTTTATCGCTGTAAAAAAAGAATTTATAACAAAAGCTCAATGTAAATCATTAATAAAATCTTTAGATAAAAATTTAATTAAAGATGATAATGAAGATTCTAATTATTTTTTTAAAGATATTAAAGATAAAAAAATACAGAAATTAATAGTTAAAAAAGGCCTAGAAATGATACAAAAATATTGTTCTTATTATCCAGAATTGAATATGACAAAAGATAAGTGGGCAATGACTTCTTTAAGGTTTAAAAAATTTGAACCAGGATCTTCTTTTAATAGATGGCATTCAGAACATTGTGGTAAATATTCAACAAGAATAATGGTATTTCAACTATACTTATCGGATCATAATTGTGGGACAGAATTTTTTAGTGGAGAACTGGTTCAGTCTACAGCAGGAAGAGCTATACTTTTTCCAGCTTATTTTACTCATACACATCGAGGTCAAGTATGTCCTCAAAATAAAACTAGATATATAATTACTGGATATTATAATTTTATTTCGTTAGTTCCGAAATAATAGATTTATACTTTAATACTTTTTGTCTAAATTTCTCATTGATTTCTAACAGAGTTTCAATATGAAGTTCTAATTTAGCATTATTGTCTTTAAGATTTTTATTATACATAACTTCAGATGTCTTCACATCTTCTGCCATGCCTAGCTTTTCTTCTAAATCTTTAATTATGTCGTCTTTTACATCTCGTGTTGCCATATATGAAATATATTAATAATCAAACATAATACTACAAAAATAGTAGTATATTTTTATCATTTTTATTATATAATTAAATTATGCCATTAACAAAGTTAAATTTTCAACCTGGATTAGATACAGAAAACACCGAAACTGGTGCTGAAGGTAGATGGATTGACGGAGATAAAATCCGATTTCGTAAAGGACTTCCTCAAAAAATAGGAGGCTGGAATAAATTTAGTCAAGATTATTATGTAGGAGTAGGAAGAGCTTTAGAACAGTGGTTTGCTTTAACTGGAGCTAGATATGAAGCTCTAGGAACTGATCGAAAAGTATATGTATATCAAGCTGGGGATAATCAAGATATTACTCCTATAAGAGAAACTGCTAATTTAGTAAATGCTTTTACTACAACTAATACAAGTGCTAATGTTACTATTTCAGATACTTCACATGGAGCGACAGTAGGAGATTTTGTAACTTTAAGTAGTACAAGTACATCAGTTGGAGGAATTCCAGCTGCAACTTTAGATGCTGAATATGAAATATTATCTGTTACTAATGTTGATGCTTATGTAATTCAAAGTAACGCAACAGCTACTTCAACAATAGGACCAACAGGAAATTGTACTGCTACTTATCAATTAAATGTAGGACCAAGTGAACAAATATTTGGATATGGTTGGGGAGCAGGAACTTGGAGTGCAAGTACATGGGGAACTCCTAGAAGTACCTCTAATGTAACTTTAGATATGAGATTGTGGTCTATAAATAATTGGGGAGAAGATTTAATTATTACTCAAAAAGATGGTAGAACTTATGAATGGGATTTATCAGGAGGAATGACAGGTAATAGAGCTACAGTAGTTGCTAATGCTCCGACTAAATCAACTTTATCAATGATATCTACAGAAACTAGACACGTAGTTTGTATGGGTACAGAAACAACTATTGGTGATACATCAACTCAAGATAAAATGTTTATTCGTTGGTCTGATCAAGAAGCATATAATTATTGGACTCCTAATGTAACTAATTCAGCAGGTTCACAAAGAATAGCAGGAGGAAGTGAAATTAGATGTGCACGTCCTGCTAAAGGAACTATTCTAGTATGGACAGATACTACTATGCAATCAATGTCATTTATTGGTCCTCCTTTTATATTTGGTTTTAGACAATTAGGTAATGATTGTGGAGCTGTAGGTCTTAATTCTGCAATAGTAATAGATGATATAGCTTATTGGATGTCCGATGGACAATTCTTTAGATATGCAGGTGCTGTTCAAGAAATACCTTGTCCAGTATTAAATCATGTATTTGATGATATAAATAAAGTTCAATATCCTCAAGTTTATGCTGCACAAAACTCTAATTTCTCTGAAGTAATTTGGTATTATCCTTCTAGTTCTTCATCTCAATGTGATAGATATGTAATGTATAATTATTTAGAAAACTCTTGGTGTTTTGGTACTATGAATAGAAGTACATATCAAGATAATGGAGTTGAATTAAACCCTTTAGCTAGTGAATATTCAAATACTTCTACAGCTAATACTTATATTCAAATTAATGGTTTAACAGCAGGTAGAAGTTTAATTTATAGAATGGAAAATGGAGTAGATGCTGATGGATCAGCATTAGCAGCATATATTCAATCTGGAGATGGTGATTTAGCAGATGGTGAACAATTTATGTTTATAAATAAAATTATACCAGATTTTCAAAATCAAACAGGAAATGCTCTAATTACTTTAACTACTAGGGATTATCCTTATGGTAATACTACTGTTGGTGAAACTGTCGCAGTAAGCAACACAACAGGGTTTATTAATACTCGAATCCGTGGTAGACAATCTAATATAAAAATAGAAAATACAGCAATTGGAGACAATTGGAGATTTGGAACTTTAAGAGTTAATTTAAGAGCTGATGGAAAACGATAAATATAAAATACGAAAAGCACAGATTTCTGATGCTGTTCGAATAAGAGAACTATTAAAAACATGGTTAATAGAGGCTCCTTTTAACTTTGGAAATACTAATAATAAAAAAGCATTAGAAAATATAGTATTTTACATTAAGAATAGTTTTGTTATAGTAGTAGAATATGAAAATATTATTGTAGGAACATTAGCTGCAACAGTAGATGAAACGTGGTATAGTGATAAAAAGTTTATGAGAACTTTATGGTTACATGTAAGTCCACAACATCGAAGATTTAGCATTTTTCGTTCTTTAATGATAGTATTTAAGGAGTATGCATTAGCTAATAAAGTTACAGCTATATGTGAAATATTCCAAGGTAAAGATGTTGAAAGAAAAAACAATGCCTTTATTAAATTAGGATTTAAAGTTATAGGAGGAACTTTTATAGTCAATGGGTAGTATATTCAAACCAAGCACAACAGTAGTACAGGCACCTAGCACGTCATCGACTAGCTATGATATACCTGAATACTTTAAAGAAATTCAAGAACGAACTTTAAGAACAGCAGAAAATGTTTTTAGTCAACCTTATACTGCATATAAAGGTGATAGAATAGCTGGCCTTGATCCTCAAGAAATTGCAGCAGAAAATATATATTCTCAACAAATAATTCCTCAAGCTGGTCAATTAGCTGGTATTGCAAATCAAACTTATGATAGAGCAACAGCTCAAGCTTATGCTAATCCTTATGAGAATCAAGTTATTTCAGGAGCTTTAGGAGATTTACAAGAAGCTTATGGTCAATCTCAAACAGCTATGGATGCTCAAGCTATAGGTTCAGGAGCTTTTGGAGGATCGAGACAAGGTATTCAAAATGTTTTAGGACAAGAAAGATATTTAGATTCAGTAGCTGATACATCAGCTAGATTAAGACAAGCAGGTTTTGAATCAGGTGCAAGTAGATTTGCTCAAGATAGAGCTGCACAAATGCAAGGAGCAACTACTCAGATAGGAGCTTTACAATCAGGTGCTCAAGGTCTTCAAGCTTTTGGTGCACAAGCACGTGGAATAGAACAAGCTAAATTAGCAGAAGGATATCGTGACTTTATAGAAGCAAGAGAATATCCTGCTGGACAAATAAGACAAATGGTTGGAGCTTTATCAGGTGCTCCTATAAGAAGTTATGGAGAAGAAAGATCAGGATCAGTAGGTACACCAGTAGGTGGTCCGAGTATCTTTGGTCAAGTAGCTGGTGCAGGATTAGCTGCATATCAAATGTCTGATATAAGATTAAAAAGAGATATTAAATTAGTAGGAAAATCTCCTAAAGGAATTAAAATATATAACTTTAAATATTTAGGTGATGATAAAACATATCAAGGTGTAATGGCTCATCAAGTACCACAAGCTTCTACTGCAAATCAATTTGGATACTTAATGGTAGATTACTCTAAACTTGATGTAGAATTTAAGGAGGTTTAATGGCTCAAGTAGAAGAAAAGAATAAAAAAGTTTCTGATTCTGATGAAGAAGAATTACCTTTAAATGATCCTTTTGCAAAAGATGAAGATGATGACGTAATGAATAAAATTATTAAAAAAGTAGAAGATGATAATGAAGATGAAATAAATATTGATGAATTAAACGATCCTTTTCTACCTATAGATGATAAAGATGAAATAGTAGTAGATGATAAAATAGAAATTGATGGTGGAAATGCTTTAAATAATAAAATTATTTTACCAAAGAAAAAACCCGATCAAGAGAAAAAAAGTGGTTTATCCAAGTTTACAGAAGCTGTCGGATCAGCTTTTGAAAATATTGCTACAGAATTACCTAATAAAATTAAAGAAGTATGGTCTGATAAAGATAAAAGAAGAAATGTGTTAAGAGGTTTAGAAATTATAAATGCTTCATCTGGTATTACACCTCTTTCTCAAGCTAAATCTCCTTTAGGTAAAATTTCTCAAGGACTTCTTAAAGCTGAAAAACAATTTACTGCTGAAGATATAGCGAAATATAAAGCTATGAATCCAATAAGAAGATATGAATCCATTGGTGAAAAAGCTATTTATGAAGATTTCAAAGGTTGGAAAGAAAGAATAAGAGATAGTAAAAAAGCATTTGCAGTTGCTGATAAATATAATTTAGCTAAAAATATTGCTTTAAATGAAAAAGAACTTCCAACTGGTATTCTTAATAAAACATTTGCAAACTTAAAAGCATTTTTATCAGAAGTTCCAGGTGGAGAAGAAATATATGATCAATTAGCTGCAACATTCGCAGATGAAGATTATATTAAACAACATGGAAATAAAATGGGATTAGATGAACAAGTTATATTTAATGATTTATTTCAAGCTGCAACTTATGCACAAGTTGTTAAAGAAGTTAAAGAATTATATCCAGTATCTAATAAGGATATTGAAACTTTATTAAAAGCGAAAGGTGATATAGGTTCTAAACCTGAAGCTTTAAGAAGATTAATAGCTGCACAAATGGCAGCCAGAGAAATAAGTTTAGGAAGTGAAAAGTTTGCATATGAATTCTTTAGATTAGAGGATCCTCAATTTGAAAGTAAATCTATTACTGCAGCAGAAGAAATGATCGCTAATAAATTAAGAAAAGAAAATATAGTAACTGATGAAACTTTAAAAACATTATTTGGAAGTACAAAAGATGTAACTAATGCTGGTTATATTTCAGCTTATTATTATCAAACAATGAAAGTTAAAGAATCAGAATTACCAGATGATCCTTATACAATTTTTGTAACTGCTGAAAAGAAAAAAGAGGAAATTAAAAAAAAGAAGATTAAAAAATACCAAGAAGAATAAAAGTAAAATGATATGGTTGAAAACGAAAAAATTATTAAAGAAAATATTAAACTTCCCGATAATATCGTATCGGAAACTGACGAAGTAAAAATAGAAGAACCTGATAAAGAAATTATAAAAGAAGAAATAAAAATAGAAGAACCTGAAAATATAAAAGTTGCTGAAGTTAAATTTACTGAAGACCAGCTACAAGATATTAATGAACTACTTGAAGCAGACGTATCTCTTGAAGATGCTAAAAAAATAGTAACAGGAACATATGAAGAAGGAGATACTAAAACAATTAATTATGAAGGTAAATCAGAATACGAAGGTGATAAAGAATTTTTTGCTAAAGATGGAATAGATTTAGATTTAATTATAAAAACTAAACCTGAAGCTCTTAAAAAATCAGAAGCAGTGCTTGTTGATTCTGTGGGAATGCAAGTAGCAGATAATTATATATCAGCTAAAATGTTATATGAAGTTAATGGATATATAGCTGATAAAGATAGTGAAATAAAAGGCGATATAAGATTTAAGTTAGGATTCGGTTTAGATTCACCACAGTTTAAAGAAAACAATATTAAAAATTTACTTATTAAAAGAATAAGTGATTCAGGTAAATATGATAAAGAAACTCTTGCTAAATATTTAGATAAAATAGAAGTTAAAACTGTTCCATTAAATTTTAAAGGTCAAGAAAAAGAAGGATTAGTTTATAGAATACCTAAAGAACTAGGTGGAACTAATATGTTCGCAGCGGTTGATTCTCCTAATATAGGTATGGCAGACGTTTCTGATGCTGTAGCTGATAGTGGTCCTATCGTTGCTTCGATAATAGGGGGTACTTTTGGAAGTACCTTGGGTCCAGTCGGTACAGTTGCAGGTTCTGCTATAAGTGCTGGTTTATCTGAATTTGCAAGATTAATGTATGGTTACCACAAGTTAGGTTTACAAAACGATTTATATACTTCTGATGAATTTTTTGATGTTGCTTTTAATGCAGCTATAAAATACGCTGCGATTGATGCTGCTGCAACTGGAGTATTTTTAGCAGGCGCTAAATTAATTCTTCCTACTATTTTAGGTAAATCTCAATTAAGCACTAGCACTATTAAAGAATTTATAGAAACGAAAGGTAAAACTAATACAGGATTATTTAAAGAAGTAAATAAAGTTAAAGCACTGATAAAAAAAGAATTTAACTTTACCGATGCAGAAGTAGATAATTATTTTGCAGTATCAGTTGGAAAAGCTATGTTAAACTCTGATCAATTAATTAAAAAAAGTAGTGCTGCGCAACGAGCTTTATTATCTGATGAAGTTTCAAGATTAGAAAATATGGCTGAATTTAAAGCTCTTGAAAATAAAATTATTTTAGCAACTACTAAAGTGTCAGAAGTAGGAAATAAAGCTGCAGATGATATTATTAAAAATATACAAAACCAAGTAGTAGGTCAAGCTGAATATGGAATAAAACAAGCTGAATTGGCTTTACTTACTAATACAAAACAAGTTGCTCAATTAAAATCCAAATTTATTGATGATTTAACAGTAAATTATTTAGATGAATTTGGAGTTACAATGAATACTGTTTATAAAAATATTCAAGCTCGTCTAGATATTTTAGATGATAATATTGGAAAAACTCTTTCAAAAAATAATGATTTATTTGCATTTAATTTAAGTAAAATTATTAGAAAAATGAGTACAGAATCAAAAAGTTTGAAATTTTCAAAAGGTCTATTTCCTTCAAAATTATTAAAAATTCCTAAAAATGCAAATAAAGTTCTAAAAACAAAAATTATAAATCAGAATCTACTATATCAGCTTGGAAAAGAATTAGAGGAAAGTGGTATTAAAGTAACTGGTAAAAAAATGGACGTAATATCCAAAGGTTTTAAAGAATTATCAAAGCAAAATGTAAAAATAAAAGATATGGTTCTGATAAATAAAACTGTTAAGGAACTTATTGAAAGAAATGCTGACAAACCATTATATAAAGGTCAACTTATACAATTAAGAAAAGCTATTGATGATAATATATATGAAGCAATAAGCACCGGAACAAATAAAAAACTTGCTGCTGAATGGGTAGAACGTAAGAACTTATTAGAATTTAAGAAAACTTCATTTTGGGATAACTTTACTAATGAATTTGGTCATAGTGGTACTACAGTAGGAATGTCTAATTTAAAACAGAGTTCTGATATGTTATTTAATAGCATTATTAATACTACAAGCAAATCTATTGCTAATGCTATGAAATTAGGCGATTTAATTAAAAGAGGAATTGTTCCTAATTCAACAAAATTAAATATTGAGAGTACATTATATACAAATTATTTCAATAAAGTAATTCCAGATGAAGCTACAGGAAAAGCTCTAATGTCTCATGCTGAATTTTTTAGTAAATTTGGTAAAAACTATGAAGCTATATTAGGAAAGGAAAAATATAAAGCACTCTATAATACTAAACAAGTATTTAAGGCTTTAGATAAGGTAACAGCTGAAGCTGCTAATATTAATGCAGTTGTTCATAAATTTTTAGGGATACCTAATTGGAGTTCTTTAAGTAACGCAGGTCCTGGTGAAATAGTAGAGGCTATTCTTTCTAAAGAATTTACTAAAACACAAAATCTTACAAAATTATTACAAGCATTACCTGCGTCAACAGTAAAACAAATTCGTGAAATTTATTTAACTAGAATGATGAAAGAAGTAACAGACGGAACTTTTACTCCTAATTGGATAAATAAAGGTGTTCAAAAAATTCTTCCGGGAGGTGTTTCATCAACAACAACTATTAATGCTTTTAAGATGAATGCTTTTTTAAATAGTAATAGATCAGCTCTTATACAATTATATGATCCTTCTTTTTATACCACAATGAGAGCAATGGCAGATGTTTTAGAAATGTTACAAGTTCCTAAAAATCTTGCTAAAGCTACTAATATGAGTGTTAAAGATGCTACAGAAAATGCAGCTTTATTTATTGATATGATTTACGGACCACTAAATCATAAAAGATTAATTCTTAATAGATTTGCAAGATTATTAGATAAAACTAAAATGAATAGTGATAATATATTTTTATTTACAGACTATGCAATGTTTACAGAAGCTGCAAAGAAAAACTTTTTAGCTGGTAATTATCCAGCTTTTATTGACAAACTTCCTACAAAAAAAAGAGGAGTTTTTATAGATAAAGTAGTAAATCTACTTAATAGAGTACCAACTTTAGGTTTGTATGATTTAGGTCAAGGAGCAGGTTTAAGAAAAACTTTTAATTTAATTCCTAAAAAGTATGGATTAGATATACGACCCACTTTAAAAAATCCATTAGTTCAAAAAGAATATTTAGAAGATAAATATTCAGAAATGAAAGGTGATGATAGAATGCAAGAGAATGCTGACATGTTTTTTCCAGTAGATGTTACAGCAAAGTATGCTGTTAAATCTCTTATGGCGGTCTTTAACGGATTAAGGAAAAGTAAGGAATGGGTTGGAGAAAGAATTAGTGAAGCTGATAAAGAAGAAGATAGAGATATTAAAAAAGAAAAATTTAAAGAAGAACTTGCTCAATAATGCTGGCTAAAAATAAAGGTTGTCTTTGTGAAAATTTAGCAACAGTGTGGTTACAAGAACAAGGTTATTATGTGTTTAAAGGAAGTCAAACACATTGTGCTATTGATTTAATTGCCGTGGATCCTAAAACATTAGAACATAAATTTTTTGATGTAAAAATGTTAGGTAA